TGATACCACAAGCTGCTGTTCTCAGTGGCCCGTGGAAGCGCACCAAAGCTTTGGTTGGCGAAAACAAGGCTTTTGAGAGAGCTCAAGACATGTCACACAGCACGCGTTTGTTAGAACTTAAACAATCTGACAGAACAGCAGATTCATCACATTTCTTTAGTCCACCTAATGCCACAGGTTCAGATGGTTTGCCTGATGTTAGTGTTCCTACGGTTTACGCACCAGTTTATTATCCATCTGCCAGTTCATGCGGTCCTGTGATTGCCCCTACCACAGTGCATTGTACTGAAGAGAAAAAGTCAGTCGCCCATGCTTTGGAATTCAGAACAGAGAGGCCGCGCACCGTTTTCGCTGATCCAATCGGTTCAGACAATTACCCGGAGCTCACCTATGACAGGCAAGCCCCGACAGCGAAACGAGTCGCCAGGTTCTGGAGTGCTTTGAAGCACAAAGTCATGACGCGAAAGGCAATCATTAGCACATATGACAAGTTGTACGGCGACAAAACCCTAGAGGAAGTAGTGCTGTCAAAGTTTTCTGCTGATGAAGTTGCCGAAATGTGTGCAAAATTAGAGGTTGACGCGAGACTTGGGAAGAGGGATGCTTATGATGTTGCATTCATGCAGACACGAAAAGCCAATGGGAAGAAAGAAAGCATTCCAAAATTGAAGAAACCGCCAAGGTTGACGGTTGATAACGGGATAGAACTCCTAGGAGTCCACGTTATCACCGTCCAGATATTGAGCCATTTAATATTTGATGCTACGGATGGCATTTTTCATTTGCTGTCGATCAAGGGCAGGTCAAGGACTCAAGTTGTGGATTACATCATTCGGGAGTTAGGATTGCCTTTCCCAGGCCGATCAGACCCGACATGTCTGATCGAACTTGACCAACAACGAATGGAGTTCGCGACCCGCTGCAGCAAAAGCGGAGAAGGCCTGATGTCTTACAGCTACGGAATGTTGTGCCACATTGGCCATGTCATAGAACACAAACTTGCAGCAAAGTTTGTAACCTTGCAGGCGGTCAAGTTGTCGTGGGATGTAGCCCACGGCATGCAACTGAGCTTTTCTCTCAAATCAGAATACTCAGCCGGAAAGCCAAGGATGACGGTCACCTGGAAAGACCTATTCCTTGACTCCGGCTGGGTCTTCACCAGCGGAGTAAACTTCCTGAATGAACTATCAGGATTTTTATGTTCGGTTGTCGAAGACATTGAGACGCTGTTCATGCAGGTGATGCACGGAAAAGGCGTTGGTAAATTTTGTTGCCAGTTTCCGACTGGCCATAAAAATGCCCACCCTTGGGTTTTCCAGTCCGTGCCTTTGTATTTCACCGCAGATGGACCAGTCGAATCACGTGAGATCCTCCTTCGCGTGTTTTGCGAGGGGGATGATTTAGTTGGAGGCTCTTCAAGAGAGTTGTCTGATGCCAGAAATTCAGGCCATTTTGGCATCGTGATCTCCAACCAGGAGTCGATAGGATACAGCGCGAAGCTGAAATGTATAGTTGCAGGCAGAGCCGAATTTGTG